TTAGCCATGTAAGCGATCATATCATCTGCCTCTGCTTTATCAATCATACCAACTTTAATTGGTAGGCATTGAAGGTAGTGAATGAATCTTGTTATCTGACCAACCTTTGCATCATTCTCATCGTCTAAGTCATCAAAAGCATCCCAGTTTGTTATTCTGGTTATTCCCCGGTTTGATTTATACTCCGGAAGTAAATTTTTTCTGTTTGTTGAAGATCCTACTCCGTCAAAGATTACATACACACCGGTCGGCTGTGAGAGTTGTATCAAAGATCCTAATGATCTAATAGAGCCTGCCAGACCTCCAATATGAGCTCCATCGGAGTTTGTCATATTAATGGTTGCAAAGTTTCTAAAGAATAAGTTTAATGCATCAATAATTAAAACCCGGGAATGAAAATTCTCATCTACCGGTGTTGTAATTTCTTCTTGCTTGATATTATTCAGCAAGGCTTTATAATCAACTGCCATGACTATAAAGATACGAAAAAAGCCCCTGCAAGGCAAGGGCTCTTCTGTGTTTATTTTTTAGTTTACCTACTGTAGGGATTATCTTGCTGCTTTTTATTAAAAAAAATCTCTAGGTGCCTGAGAAGGTCTTATAATCTCTCTATCTGTGAAAACGTCTATTGAAATTTCATCTCCAAGGCTGATATTAATTAAAGCTCCATTATCTTCAATATCGTCAAAAGAGTATTGCCTCTCTAACTCTCCCCCTCTTGATTTTTTTTCAATATATTCAATAGCTTCACTAGCGGGCATTGGATCAAGTGTTTCTTCTTCACGGAACATACTGACTACCAATGTTACCGTATCTGAATCTTCAATTCCTGCTTCAGTGAAGGCATCTTGAACAGACCCTTCATCTTCTAAATATTCATTTAATATTCTTGAATTAGTAGTTACTTTGTTTTCTGCAGCTACTTTATACTGCTTTAACCAATTTTCAACTTCTGGATCTTGATCCCAGCTGTAGTAAACTGTAAAACGTTCTTGCTCGTTAAAGAATGGCTGTTTCTTAAATAAAGCAATAAATTTAGAGACTGGGATTGATAATGGTGTTAATATCTCATTATCTACTAAAAGGTACGGTGTACCGTCAACTGTCCCAACTTCAAAACGATTATATTCATACTCATCATCTACAAATTCAAGATGGTCTGGGCTATCTCGAAGTTCGTCTATTTTATCTCCAAGGTCTGCTTCGTTTTCTTTCATCATTTCAGCACCTGGTAGGTAATTTTCCCTATGTCCGTTTTCTTCTACTGAACCTAAAGCATTTATGATAGAACTAAGGCCTTGGTATCTAACCCTGTTAGTTGCAATTGAAGCTATATAGCCTTTGGTGAACTCCACAGCTGCATTGTTTTGTTCTAAAGAATTCAAAGGTACCCCTGTGTTATAGAGATCGTTTGCTAGTTGAGAGATGGTTTTCCATTCTGGCATGTTGGGGTCTATATTTAACCTAGCATTTGGTCCATAGTTATAACCTAATTGAAAATATTTTGTATTTTCTTGTTCATTAATCATTCTTGAGTTAGTAGTTGCTTTGTTTTCTACTAAGTACTTTCTTAAGTCAAAATTATCCATTTTTTTCTTTTGTTATAAATATACCTAAAGATACGAAAAAAGCCCCTGCAAGGCAAGGGCTCTTTCTAAAAGTTTTGAAGTCCTATTCTGGTTCTTCTTGGAAGTAATTTGGTGTTACATCCTCGTAAGCTTCTTCTACTACTGTAAAGTCGCCTCCTCCTAAAATGGCTGACCATTCTTTAGAATGAGCATCTTTGTACTTCTTAAGCTCCTTCTCGTCATCGTTTAAGAATCCGTGAGGGGTCATAATGATTTTACCTCTGGTTGTAATTCCGTTGATATGATTTTTATCAATCTGGAGATTAGTTCTTTTAGCAAATTCAACCTGCTTACCGTCTTTGATTGCTTTAATCTTAGAAGTACCTGCATTCATAATGTTACCAAACGTTACTACAAAGGTTGCATCATACCACATAGCAAATCCTCCCTTGTTCATAAGCTTGGGTTGTCCCATTGGTGATTCAGGCTTCTGAGTCCAGACCTTATTTACTACTACTAATGTATTAGTATAAGGCGAAGATTCTTTTCTAGACATTACAATCTTCTGATTTACTCCGTTACCAAACTGAGTTGACATTGCTCCTGCATTCCATTCGTTATTGTTCTTATTAGAACGTACTGAAAGTTCGCAAGGTACTGATCCAATTGAATCCCAGAGGAATAATAGATCGTAAGGTAAACTTCCTTTTTTCTGTTCGTCAATTAGGTCTAGAATGAATCCAGCAACATCCTCAATTGTATTTAGAGTCTCTCTATCAACATAGATAAAGAATCCACCGTAGTCAATAACTTCTCCGGTTGTCTTATCAACCGACTGTTCTACTTGAAGACCCATTTGAATAGCATGTTCCCAGTTCCATTTCATCTCTGTAATAATGAATACCGGAAGTATGCCTGCTTTTTGAGCAGATACTGCTGCTTCTAATAATGCTGTAGTCTTTCCTGTATCGGAATGACCTCTTAGCATTACTATATGCCCCATTGGTATTCCTGGGATAGAGGTTACTTCCTGAAATGCATCAGAAAGTGGAATCCATTGCTGGTCTTTAAATTTTACATTACCTGATAATAGTTTCTTCTCTTTAAATTTATCTAGAGAGAATCCTTTCTTAAGTTCAGCAGATACGGCCTCCGTTAGTGATGCGCTTTTCTTTGCCATAACTTAATTAGAAAGGTAAATCGTTATCGTCGTCGTTAAATAAAGAATCGAATTTGTCTGCTTTAGACTCTACTTTCTTTCCTTGAGTTTCTAAGGTGAAAGGACTAGCAGGTTTTTTCCAAGGTGCATCTACTACTGGTGTTGGTGTTGTAACAGGTTTGTCGTCAAAGCTAGCAGCTGGTTCAGATGAGATTGCTCCCTCTTCTTCTTCTGGTGCAAGCCAACGCTGAAGTAATGCTTTCATGTCATCAAAAGACATTCTAGAGAAAACCTTCAAAGGATCTGGTTGTTCGTTTAGAATCTTAGTTAACGTAGTCTGATCTTCTGCAAGACTGGTTTGTGCAGTTCTAGCACGTACTGTAGTCTTGTTAAAACCAGTTCCTGTTGTTTCTTTACCTACTGTTGTTAAATTCAAATCACGGCCGGTAACGATGTCGGTGTAATCCCCGATGTCCTCATCTTCTACCATTGAAAGTAATTCCATGTAGATTTCTTTACCAAAGCCCCAAAGTTTAACTCCGTCTGCTTCTTCACCTCTAACGATGATAGGTACAAATACTCTCATTTTTGGATCAAGCTTACGAGCAAGGCTCCAGCTTTCTTTGTCCTTCAAAGCTCGTAGTTCTTTTGCGAACTCAACGATAGGATCTTTTTCACCCCAGTTGGTTGGTGAGATTACTGGGTTTTTGTCGATACCATAATGGAAGAATAATTCCGAGAATGGGTTAGATTTATTGTACGCAGAAGGTACAATACGAATTGTTTGCTTGCCCACGGCAGGTTTCCAGAAGACATTCTTACGTGCCTCTCCAGAAGGACGGCTGTTCTGAGTTTGTAGAGCGGTTAGTTTTGCTCTGATCGAGTTGATATCCATTTTTTATAACTTATTTGTAAATTTACGAAACTTATTCCAGAATAGCAACTTAAAGTTCTACTATCTGATAAATTTTAGTTCTTAGCAGTTTTAGATCACCCTGCTGAGTTAACATAACAGTATTCTTATAATGCTGCCAGTCTATTCTAAAGTTAGTATCTACTATACCTTCATTCAAGCTTTTGATTAATTCATTTAAAGCATTGATCGTATACAGGGTATTTGATTCCTTTTTCCTATGCACTAGAATAGTATTGTCTGGGATGTTATTAACGTTTGGTTGATCTACATTGTAGGTACAAACATACTCGTCATTGCTTTTAATATGCAAAACGAATATTTTATTATATAAGATTGTGTATTGATTAGAAATATCCTCAATAAAGGCATCTACTCCGTCCAACGGCACAAAAGTGCAAAAAAGTTTATTATTCACGTCCCCAGTATTGATAGTTTCTCTATCATAAATATCAAAGGGACTGTAAAGAGTTGTAGTCTGTTCCATAACTTGTTTTTATCTTTAATTTTGCTTGTTTAAATACGTCTAATATTGCTTTAATCTTTTCTTTATCTTCCTTAGCAGTATCTATAAGGAATGCGTCGTAAGTATAAAGAATTAGTTTACTCCTACTACCATTTAGAATATAGTGAATATTCTTTAAAAGTGCAACGTTATTGAAAGTTTCCCAGTGTTGAATTATGTAATTGAATAGCTTCTGAGGGTTCATATTCTGTAATTCACTACCCTTAAATACTTTCCCGGTTTCTTGTACTGTGTATTTTCCTTTAGTACTAAACTCTGTCCAGATGTTATTAATTAACTGTGTGGTTAACTGAAAGAATTCAAAATCCTTATATTGATCAAAGACATTCCCGTAGAGCTGCTTAAAGACTAAGTTCTTAGCCTCAGTTCTATCCATTCCGTACTTATCAGCAAAGTCTTCATAGATATCCCCTGTCGGTGATTCATAACCAACCATCTGTCCAATTAACGTAGGATGATAGGCCGTTAAGTCGATCTCAAGTAAAAAATCATTTCTTGGTATAAAAACCGATCTTGCCCCGGAGTCTTTAGGTAAAGCTGCAAAGTTTAGATTATTAAACGTATTGGAAGGACGTCCGGTGGTTGTATTAAGGTTATACTGCGTGAATGTATAATCGTTATAGCGGGATAGAAAGGGTCTCTTTAACTCAAAGTATCTTTCGAATGCACTATTAACCTTTAGTCCGTTCTTTTCTATAAACCAGAATACATTAGAGAGATCGTCGTAATATGTATTAGGCTGGTATTTGTTAATTACTGGGAGGTACTGCTGAAAGATTGATTCACATTCCTCAAAATGCTTTACTATCGGTATAACCATATTAAGGTCATCACTATCATAATACTTCTGTGAATAATAATTGTGAGCATAAGTATGCTTTTTAAGTTCTACATACTGAGATAAATTTAGATCTAACGTATTTTCTCCAAAGTGAACATAATTGAATGTCTTTTTGTCTGGAGTATAAATTTTATCAAAGGATTTAAGGTATTCCTTAACCTGGAAGTAATCAAACAGTAAAGCTTCCGGATGATAGAAGTTAATTAGGAAGCCTCTCTCCTGCTTCACATCTCTTAAATATAAACTAATGGGAGTAAACATCCCCGGATGCATTTCAGTATGTTTATAGATCGGGATAGCAAAGATCTCCTTTCCTAATTCATACTTTAAATCATCAAACTGCTCTTGTGTCTCTACTAACCAAAACATAACCTTTGACTAAAGATACGAAAGATTGGTCAGAGTACCAACTTATCAGGTAAATTCAGTATAATCAGTTATGTATTGAGAAAATCCGTATAGCTTCAATCGCTGTTCAGTTAATAATACAATATTCTTGTTTGTTGTAGAAATGTTTTGTCTAGAATCTCCTCCTGTAGTCCAGGGCAAGTTGAAAGGTAAGTACGCTGGCCAATTGTATAAATTATTTTTACTTACAAGGATATCGTAAGTTTCTTTATTTATTTCAAGATATGCATTACTGTTCACTCTTTTTACAAAGTAGCGAATAAAAGACGGGTATGTAGGAGTTGGTATTACGTATTTCGGTTCTCTAAGAGAAGTAAGAGGGTATTCTATACCTTTGTTTAATCTTATATCATCATAGTCTAGTTTAGAAGGTTCAGCTTCAGTGAGATCTTGAATGTTTAATGTTGATACTTCGGCGTTATCAGTGTTTCTCTGTTTATAGGTCGGTATTGCTTGTAATTCTTTTGAGATTCCGTCGTCAGGGTTTTTACCTGTGTATATACGGCCGTCAGCTACTACGTAGTAATAACCTTGATAAAAATTATAGGTATTTAGGTATACTAGTTCCTCTCCGGCAGTATATTGGTTTGTTATTATTTTAGACTTCGGATAGTACATTTTATTTATCCCCTTTTTTCAATAGGGTCTTTATAGATTAAATTTGTAAGCCTCTTCCAGCTTCCTGCTTTAGGTGGTATAAAGTTACTTCCCCAAGGAGAATCGTTTACTGCTTGCATAGCTTTATCAATATCATTTTCAACTTTAATATCTTTAATAGCTTTTCTAACTTTTATGTAATATTTAAGTTTTAGAGTGTCAATAGTTGCAGATAAACCCGTTGCTCTATCTGGATAGTTTTTAACTGTAGCATTATTGAAAATCGTTGCTCCTGGTTTACTTTTAGTTGAGTTAAGAGGATTCCAAGCAGCTTGAGCTCCTTCGTGTTGCCTCCAAGATACCATAAATTGAATTTGGTATTCATTCGGGTTTGTTATGCCTAATCCCTTCAAGACATCTGTCATAAAGCTAACAGTTTCAGCTGTTGAGATAGTGGTAGATCCTTTAAATTTCCCAGCTAATGATTTTGAAGCACCTCCTGTTGAAGTACCTCCTGTTGAAGCACCTTCAGTTTCGGTATCTCCGATGTACATAAAAGTTCCAGTTGATGTTTTAGTAATTTCTTCTTTCAAAGCTATAATAGCAGATAATTTAGTTGTCCATACTCCGTTACTGCTAACTTCATGGCTAACTCCCATTATTACAAAATCAAAATTGTCTTTGTAGGTATAGGGAAGAACATCCCCGGATAACGTAAATCTCTGAAATATTTTTATTCCGCTCATACCTGCAAGGCTAATATCTAACTTAACTGGTATAAAACTTGTAGAAGCTTGTCCGGAGTTTGTAAAGGCACCTATAAGTGTTTTATAGAAGTCTGAACAAATATTCTCGAGGTTTAGTTTGTCAGTTGATTTCAATAAGACCTTATCACTACTTTCTTTCTGATTTGCTATAAAAGTTATATAAGCTGTTCTAGTCTCTTGGTACTTCGTGCTTCTGTCTTTTTCACTTTTTGCAAGTAAGTCTTGATCTGTTTTATCGGTTTCCCCTGGTGGTGATTTTTCAACATAGAATCTATCAATAAGACCTTTGTTCATTAAACTAAAGGAAACTGCTTCAACTCCTGGTTTATTACCATTAGCTTGTGCACCGATTGAGATCATAGTAGCGAGTTCTGGTGTTATGCTACTCTGAGCAGAGATGCCAGTAACAAAACTACCCAGACCTTGTGCTTTAATTGTAGTAACTTCGGAGCCTCCGATATCAGCTAATCCTTTAATTCGTTTTTGATTATAGTCAACAATAGTTATTATATTTTCATCATCATCAATAATAACTTGGAAGTCGTTGATACTTCCTAAAGCTTTACCTATTTCATCACAGATTGCTTGCAAAAGTTTGCGTATACTTACTGCTGAGTCTGCAGCATCTGCCTGTTTGGTCATTTGTTCTGCAACAAAGCCAGCATTTAAGTAGATATGGTTTATATTACCAACCTGTGGGTATGTTAGGTATGCTTTACCGGCTGGTTTATTTTGTGCATACTTACTGTTAATAGCTTCTATTTTCTTATTCTGATCAGCTTGTTGCTGCGATACAATTACGGTAGTCTTACCGTCCTGTGTTGAGGTTACGGGCGCTGTAGTGAATTTATTAAATGCCTCAAAGGGTTGTATATTATTCTGCACAAAGGCTCCATCACTAGTAGGCACGTAATTATTATACAAGTAGCATTTAAGTAAGTTAAAAGAGACTGAGGTTGAAAAAGCAAAAAACGGTTTGTCACTTTCCCAATCTATACTAATTACAGATTTTCCGTTTGATTTCATATTGACGTATTCGTCTAAGAATTTTAGAAGTACTTGGAAAGAAATATAGAGTTCTCCTCCTCCATCGCTATACTGTAGTATGTTGGCGCCTTTGTAGTAAGTGCTTTGAGTAACCTGGTCTATAAATGTTTTAAATTCTCCCATAGTTTAAAATTATTCAAAGTTGGGTGATTTATTACTTCCATAGGCATCTTTAAAGAATTTTTCCTGTAAACTTCTCACAAATGCATTACTCCCTTTAAATTCAACATCTTCGATCGGGAATTTTTCTTCGTAATCAAGGAACCCTATATCTAGTGCTCTAACTAAAACCTGTTTAGGGATATTGTATTTATTATTCAAGTATTCTAGTTGCCTTGTACCTTCTTCAGTAGTTGAAGGTTCTATATTAGTAAAGTATGCTTTTAGTGTATCGACTTTCTTTTTATACTTTTCTGGTTCAGTAGATTCAGGCTTTAAAACAATTAAATTATACAATATCGTCCCAGAGACATAACCGGAAGCCCGATCCCACCCAAACGCTTCTTGTATTTCAAGCAGTCTTGGATTGTTGACAATGGCCTCTACGGTGGTAAGCTCACCTGTTGTTATTATTTTTCTTGCTTCGTCGTATAAATTAAATGGTTCGTATAGCTTAGCAAATAAAGCATCATTGTATTTATCTTGTATTTGTCCTACCAGACCTACTGTTTTCTGAACATTGTCAGCTTGCTGTGCTACTGCTTTTGTTTCTGCACTCCCGAACTTTAAAAGTAAGTCTTTAAATACTTCATCGTACATTTCATAGAATAATTTATTAACTTTAGAGACTTCTTTATTAATTATAATATTCACAATATTCTGTATACTCCCTGAGGTTTGTACCTGAAGTGTTACTTTTCCGGCAGAGCCTGCTAGATTAGCTTTTAGAGAATCTATGATATCACCGACAGAAATTAAATCAAGTCTAATATCAAAGCTTAGATCTTCATTTAAAGTCCAGGAGTAATTGGATACTTTTGCCATCATTGCATCATAATTACATGCTGTCTGTTTTTTGTTAGTTTGAATACTCTCTTTTACTTTATCTGGATCTAGATTATCGGTTCCGTATAGTAAGTTTGGTATATTGTAAGCTCTAGTCTGCTGAATTAGCCCTTCATTATCGAAGTAGGTTGTATTACCCCATTCTAGGATCATTATATAACCTAAACGTAAATAAATAGACTCTAATGCTTCGAACTGTGATCTACTATAACATTTAATGTTTACTTGTGCTTGTCTTAAAGATCCATTATTTTTATAGCTGCTATTGATTCCGGTAATACCTGGAGGTGGTTTTAAACCTTGGTCTGAGGTTGTTAAAAATCCATATGCGTTTTTTAAGCCGTAGCCTTGGTATTTATTATCTACTACCCCTGACGGTCTTTCATTTAATGTAACACCATCATCTCCAGGTGAGAAGCTTGAAACTCCTCCCCACAGTACTAAATTTCTTGCCAGTCCTGTTCCTACTATTTGATCCTGAGATATGCCTAATTTATCTGTTAACGTTAATGCTTTAGCAGGTTCTATCTTGACTCCTGAGGATAGTCTTACCCAGGCTGTATTAGAATTAAATACAACTAAATCTTCTGGGTCTTTTTGTGTCTTAGCAAGTTTTCCCTGTCTTACTTTTATTTGACTGTCAACATATCCGTCAAAAGGTAATCCTAATATTTTAGCCATTATTTATTTTGTTAAAACTACTTAGTACTCTATCAATCGGGAAAGGAATACGTAGCTGTACTCCAGGCACTGTGTAAATTAAATTATATGCAATTTGGGGATTAGCTGCTGCAATGATCCAATATAGTGAAGAATCACCGTAAAACTGATATGCTAGATTGTCTAACCTATCCCCGGCTACTGGGAAAGTATAAACATCCTCTTCACCGTACGGTATTTCCGGGTACCTAGTTAAACCCTGATATTGAATTCCGGTTAGGGTTTTATAGAGTGGTGTATCTGAGTAGCGGTTCATATTATTTTTATTTTAAGTGCTGATTTTTTAGTTAAAGAAATCGCTGATGTTATTTACAAGCTGAGAAAAAACTCCCTCGGTTTGTTTCTTTTTCTTAGGTTTTACAACTTTAGGCGGTGTATCTTGCTTTTTCTTAGGTTTTATCTTTACTTGGTTTGCTGCTACTAATCCATCTAAATTTTGTATTGGTCCGACCTCAACTTTAGTTCTACCGGCTTTTCCTGGTTTTAAAAATTCCCCAGTTGCAAATGACCGTAGATTAGCTGCATTTATGTAATCAGTTCCGTTCGAAGAGCCTGAATTGAATGTAAATGTTTTTTCTTTAGTGAAGTCATTGTTAAAGTCATATGTTTTATTGTTTGAACCAATTTCGTCAGTAAGATTATTATACCCTACAGTATCTAGGTACGTATTTGTAGCTCTTGCTGGTGTGATTAATGCTGTTGATGTTTTATTACCAACCTGAGGTACAAAATCGTGAATTGGAGTAAAGGAAACATTCACATCAAACAACTTTGGGGTTTCCATTGTTCCTGCATCTACTCCGCCTTCCGGTTCTGTTAATGAAATTTCCCAGGCTGCATCTTCTGGTATGTTATAAGTTAGGTTACTAATAAAACCAGGTACAATATACAAATAATCTCCAATAGTTAATCTTACCAAGTTTCCTTTCATGTAACCATTAGAATAATCTGGTGCTAAAGAGGAAGCAAGGTATTGTAATTTCTGGTATATTGATTTCATTTCGGCTCTTGACTGAGGATGTACTTTAAAAGAAAAGCTAATATCCCTAGAAAAGCCATTATAATTGTAAAAATTTTCTCCTCTACCAATATACTTAATAGTATTCCACTCAGCTTTAAAGTTATCGTTTATAGCTCCTAGGAATGCTCTGAAGTGAATAAAGGTTGAGAACTTTGGATTAGCGTTGTCTATAACTTCGAATCTAAATTTTACTAAGTCTCTAGTTAATACATCTGGGTCTAGAACAATATCATCGTAATACAGGGGTAGCATATTAATTCTATCCACTGTATCATTGTCATAACTTGCAAGTTTTGTTCTGTCTCTGTCTCTAGTTCTTTTTCCTGGGTTCCCTAATCCTACTCTTTGTTCTCTATTAATTCTATTAGAGGTATAATTGAATGCAAATAACCCAAGTTGTGGTGGTATCTCTTTGTTATTGTCAATTATTTCTTTCCTAAAGTCAGTTATACTACCTAAACTTGTATTCCCTACTGCTCCAATTGCTGTTCTAGCAACTAATTGCTGCTGGGTGAAAGTATAAGCTCCTTTACCTACTGTATTATCAGTATTAATAGTTGGAAATGAGTTTGCAGGTCCTTGAACATAAACACTATTCTGTCCTAAAAAATTAAGACTGTTAGTGTCTGTATTTCCAGTATCTATCTGAATATAACCTAAGTCTCCTGATTTGTAGGAAACTCCTAATGATCCTGTGTAGTTTATCCCGGTATCTAAAGTTTTATTCTGTGCATTTAGTAAAGAACCTTCAATTTTCAGTTGCAAGGCAAAAGGAGAAAGTCTATCTGAAGCAAAACCAATATTTGTTTTTCCTGATAATTTAACATTTGGTCCTCCTATGTAAGATGTAATTAGATTATCGTCTGTTGAAATTCCTAATAAGGGTGCGTAAGCTTTAGCAATTGAAGGTTGTGTTTCTCTAATCTTAAAATTATAAAGAATAGTTAACCTGTTGGTATTATCGGTATTGTGGTCGTTTTTGTAAATATAAGCGTACTTGTCTGTATTTGAAAAGATTGGAAACAAGCCCTGTTTTTCTATATGCAATCCTGTTCCTGCTGCTGCTACTTGTGCAAGAGTCATTAACGGATTATATAACCCTGATATCGGTGTTGATCGGTTCGGTCTTCCCGGTACTATTGGATTTTGTAAAGAAAGTAATTCCTGCTTAGCTATAAACAAACCACCTTCGGTTGTTAAGAGGAATTTACCGATTCTTTTTAAATCGTCAACCCTGTCGTTTAAAGCGTTTTTAGGATCTCTAAGAAGGAAATCTGGAAATGGTGCATTTGGGTCGGAGTTGACTCCTGGTATAGGTTCCTGTATGAAAGGCTGTCCGCTATTACCTCCTCCCGGTCTGTCTCCTCCAAACTTTAAGCTCCTTTGGTTGAAAGGAGTTTCCATGATATTAACCGGCCCGGCTTTTGTCTTATATTTTGCCTGGTAAGGATTATCCTTATAAAAGGATGATAAGTCGGTTAATAAATCCTTTAAAGCCATTAAGGGTATGTAGTTCCTTTTTCTGGGTTCTTATATTTTGCAGGAGTTTTGCCGTTCAAATCTAATTGTGAAGGCTGTGGAAGTACGTTATTCATACCATCATCATATTGAATGAAGGCTTGATTAACAGTACTAAAGCTTGCTCCATCTAAAGAATACCCAGCTGTACCAGCTAAGTCTGCATGTAGGTTGGAAGCTTGTGTAGCTAGTGGATTTACAGAAGGTGTTGCTCCATCGTACTTTGTGTAAGTTGAGCCTTTGGTTTTAAGTATGTCTTGTATTCCCATGTTATTATTTAGTTATAAATATTCCAAAGTTTAAATAGGTGCACTATAATCTACCGCACCACCGAAAGACTTAGCTCCTCTACCTACTCCGTAGTCCTGTCTTGCATTAGCATTACCGATTGCTGCACCGTTGAGATTGAGGTTTATCTGGGTGTTAGCAGGTGCTATGCTTATCTCACTCTTGGTTGATTGTTGCTGTGTTGATTGTACTTGTGGTCTTATCGAACCTTTAGGTCCTGAGATCATATCATTAACATTAACCGGGTTGGTTGTTGCAATAATATTATCGTTATCGTTTAGTTTGTAAGCTCCTTCTGGTGCTAGTAAGGTTCTTTTTCCGTATCCTGATCCGCCTTGTCCGGGTGAGAATAAGTCATCTGCTTTCATTCCTGCTATTAATCCTGCAATTGCTCCAGCTGCTCCAAGGATTACAGGGAGCATTGCACCAAATGAGACTGCAGTGGCAGTCGTAGTTGTTGCTACAGCGGTTGCACCTTCTATTGCTAGTAGTGTAGTTGCTTTTGTAATTACCGGTACAAAAGAGGCGGCCATTTTACCTATCATAACACCGCTTATTAATCCAATAATTGTATAGATTCCCTTCATACTAGTTAAAAAAGAGCCAATAGGTCCTGCAACAAAATCTGCAAATGTAGCAGATAATTTATCTGTCGCTGCTTGAAGTTTATCCTGGACTGATAATGCTTCGACTCTTTTTCTTAGATCTTCATCTCCAATTTCAGCAATTTCTTTCTCTGTTTTATTTCTATATTCTTGCTTGAACAACATTTCAGACATCTCATTAGAGCTCATACCTAATGCTTTTGCATAAGCTTCTTGATTAATTACCGTCATATTTGTATAGTCACTAAAAGTTCCTATCTGCCCGTTAATTTCGTCCATTAACTTTGACTGCTGATTAGTCAAAGCATAGTAGCGAGCTTGCTCTAAGTTAATTTGCTTACCAGTTAGTAATTCGGCTGCTAATTCATTCTCAATAGAGGTTTGGAAATCTAATAATCCTGAGGATATTTTTCCTAAGGTCTCCATGCTTATACCTAATGCTTTAGATTTAGCTACAGCTTCTGTTAAGGCTTGTGTAGATCCTTTAAATTGTACTAAGGTATAAGCAGAGGCTTTACCGACCTCGGCCATAACTGCTTTCTGACTTACCTGTGTTTTGTACTGCTGAGAAACCTGATGGGTGGTTCTCAACTGTGAAGTATAAACTTCATCACTATTTTTTCCAAAAGCATCTGATTGTGCGGTAAGTCCGGCTGATTCTTCCTCTGTTAATCCAACTAGTTTATTTAGTCTTGCAAATGTTTCTGCTGATTCTGTTGTTACTTTTCCTACAGAACCCATCTTATCTTGAAGTGCTCCAAAAGTCTTTATCATATCTCGACTATTGATAAACATATCGTCAAGGTTGGTAGTAGCAACTGTAAACTCTCTGGCTATTCCAGCTGCCTCTTCTTTAGACATTGACTT